CAGTTGCTCCAGTATTTACAGCCGATCCAGGAAGACCAGTTGGTCCGGTTCCAATTGGTCCTGTAAAACCTGTTGGACCTATTGGTCCTGTAGCACCTAACAGACCAACTGCATCAAAGCTTATATAAAATTTAGTATTTACAGTGGGAACAAAAGAGTTGCCTGCTAAATAGTTTATTGTGTATAACCAATACGTAATACTATTTGTAACTGCTGTAATTTGATATATTGTTTCCGTGTATGTTGGTATATCAATAATGTGGATAAGACTATTTAGACCAATTGCATTAAAGAAACCACCCTTATTAATACTAGAATCATCAATTGCATTCAGTTTTATTGCAGTTACATTTGTCATATCAACAGCATTTGTGGTGAATTTTCCAAATGCAGGGTTTCCAAATGTACCTCCACCATATGCGTATGTTGATGTATTAATTGCAGGTCCAGTTGGTCCAGTAGGACCAGTGCGACCTGTGGGACCCGTAAAACCTGTTGCACCTGTGGGACCCGTATTTCCCATAGGACCCGTTCTTCCTGTTGGACCCGTTCTTCCTGTGTATCCAGTGAATCCAGTAATTGAAAATCCAGTTGGACCTGTTGCCCCCCTAATTCCTATTCCAGTTGGACCTGTAGGACCTGTAGTACCAGTTGCTCCAATTCCTCCAACAGGACCATAATGTATATTGTTCAAAGCACCGCCAGGACTTTGTATAGAAGCATTAAGATACAGTGGATTTCCTTGACTGCGTAATGTTGTATAAACTATATTAGTATCTTTAAAATATAATACATTTATACCATTATAACGTACTTCAAGTTGTGTTGATGATGTGTATACCCCAACCGTTGAACGTAATACACTATTTTCATATACTGACATAAGACCATTTGAACCACAGTAGAATCCATAGTTAATATTTGAATAACTTGTATTAAGGCGTGGATTCTCACTAAATCCAACCATCAGCTCTGCGTTTGCCTGTGCAGTCTGAAATGTAGTAAATGAACCTAGGCGAAACCCTTCTACCGAATAGGCATTTGCGTCCCATGCAATAACAGCTGTTGTTGGCTTTTGAATAGTTGCTGAGTTAATAATTGTTATTCCATTGCCTATCCAAGAAAAAAGACCAGATGTTGGACCGGTCGGACCCGTTTGTGATGCATTTGAAAGGGATTCTAGGGTTGACGGAAGATAGTGTATGGGAAAGTTTTCTGCGGCACCCTGCGTACTTATTGTTTCAAATACATTTCTCCAAAGAAATCCTCCGTTTCCATCTGCTACACTTGCATATGAAGCTGGTACAATTGTATTTGAATCTGTTAATGAATATAACAGTTTAGAGAAGTATGCTAAACTCAAGTCTGGAGTGCTCATACGGCTCTTGCTCTATCCTTACTTTAAAAATAGATGATGCGCAATTTTCGTAGATACTACTCTTCCGAATAAGTAGGGATAGAGATAGAATGCCTACAGGTGGTGGACTTTTGCAATTAATTGCTCAAGGAAAACAAGATGTATTTTTAACTGGAAATCCACAAATTACCTGGTTTAAAATGGTTTATCGCCGTTATACAAATTTTGCGATAGAATCACAGGCTATATACTTTGACGGAAATGCCGATTTTGGAAAACGTATTACCTGTAAGATTCCAGTAAAGGGGGATCTTCTCGGTAGTATGTATTTGGAAGTAACTCTTCCCGAAGTGTATCTTACAGATGGTTCACTTGCTGCCTATGTAAATTCTATCGGACATGCACTTATTGAAGAAATATCAATTGATATAGGTGAACAAGAGATTGACAAACAGACCGGAGAATGGATGGAAATCTGGTCAGAGCTTAGTGTTCCATCTGGAAAAAGAGCTGCTTTTAATGCTATGATAGGTCGGCAAGACGGCACACTTCCTCCACCTAAGACGTATCCTCCCGATACATCTGCAACGTCGATTTATGGCTCGTATCAATATGGTGCAGTGAAATTATTTATTCCACTACAGTTTTGGTTTAATAAGAATCCCGGACTTTATCTTCCTCTTGTTGCAATGCAATATCATAGTATTCGTCTCAATCTGAAGTTACGGTCACTATCACAAATGGTATACACGGCTGGACCATTAAATACAAATCAAGCATGTGCAACAACACCACAGCCAAAAGATGCCCGTATTATTGATATTAAACTATATGGAGACTATATTCACCTTGATGTTGATGAGCGTAGGCGCTTTGTTTCCAATAGCCATGAATACTTGGTTGAGCAGATTCAATACACTCCAAAAATCAGTATACCGGCATTAAATACTACGGCATCAATTCCACTTGAGTTTAACCATCCTCTTCGTGAACTCATTTTTGTCATACAACGTGATGCTATGGAATCCTATAACGAATGGTTTAATTACGGCTCAACATCTATCCAAGAGTTTGGAGCACAGCGTGATATGCTTCAGCAGGCAGTGCTACAGGTAGATGGTTATGACCGGTTTGAAATTCGGGATGCCGGTTATTTTAGATTAGTTCAACCGTATCAATACCATACTCGTGTTCCAACAAATACATTTATATATAATTATTCCTTTGCCTTACGTCCTGAAGAATTACAGCCATCTGGTTCTTTAAACGCAAGTCGAATTGATACTATGCAGCTTCTTCTAGCACTCCGACCAGATCCGAGTCCGAAAATTCTAAGGGGTGATCCAAATTATGTTCCAGCACGTGGTAATTCGCATGTTCGGGTCTATAGTACAAACCATAATGTATTACGGGTTGTGAATGGATTTGCAGGTCTTGTATTCAAAATCTAAGAGATGGTTACATCAGAGAGGGAGGATGAGTATAGCACAATTACTACCTACAGCTGGTTTACCATCCGGTTTACCATCCGCATCATTATTTAATCCAAATGGTATTCCGATTGGTAAACTTGGCATACAATTTCTTACACTCTTTCCACCATCTGGATTTGTAGGACTCAACCTTTCTGCTGCTCAACTTCCTATAACTGCTGCAATAAAAGCAGCCACATATGGAATAGGACTTGCAATAGCAATATTTGCAAATAAGTTCTATGTTGACAGTGTTGCCAAATTTTTAGCATATGTTCTTACCTTTGCACCCCCATGGTATATTTTTGACTGTATTCAAGTACTTGCCGATAGCACATTTAGTGTTGGCAATGGCACTGGTGAAAATGGATTTAAGTTGCCATTGCCAGTAATAGGAGTTCCATCAGGAGGCTCAGAATGGCTATTAACAATGCCTATTTTAAGTTTAATTCTTGCATCCAGCTCATTAGCAGGACTATCTATTGTAATGCAGTATATTCCAGAAAGCATTACAGGGAAGTATATGCCATACATACAAGGAAGTATGGGTGGAACAGCTGGACTATTTGTAGTTGCAGCATTAGCCTCTAGTTTTCTATTAAAAGGTCCGCAGATTTCTGTACCACCTTTACCCCAAATAGGTGGGGGGCAACTTCCCCCTCTTTCCAGTTTTGTAAAAAACATGCCATTACAAACTGGTGGAGGAGAATCTAAGGAAGCAATACCATTTCTAGGAATCCTTGCCCTTATAATTCTAGGAGGCTCAAGTCTATCCTTTCTCCGGTCTAAACAAACATAGTAGAAAGCATATATACATGAAGTATTTAATGAATCAGGAAGAATTTGAAACCCTTCTTGGTCGTGGAGACGTTATCACTGATACACCACCAATTAGTGTTGTGTATTTTACGGCATCATGGTGTGGTGCGTGTCGTAGTTTAAATTTAACACGGATTGTGTATGAAACACCCGATGTAAATTGGCTAAAGTGTGATATTGACCAGAACGATTACACTGCTGGATACTGCGGGATTCGTTCAATCCCAACCTTCCTCTGTATTAAAGATAAAAAGGTGGTTGGAACGTTACAGAATAACAATGATGATGAGGTTATTCAATGGGTGAAGAAATATATTTAAAATACTTAAATAGGGGATGGATTTAGATTCAACCACATATGATACAGTTATTGTAGGTGGTGGAATTGCAGGAATATATACAGGAATAGAGCTTCTGAAAAAACATCCTAAATGGAAGGTGGCTCTTGCAGAAAAGTATAGTAAGTTTGGAGGACGCACCTTCACCTTTTATGCAGATATTTCAGGAGTAAATTATCAATGGGAGGAAGGTGGAGCCCGTATATCAGATAGTCACACCCTAGTAAAATCATTAATCAAAAAATACGGACTAACATTGATGCCTATTGGCAAAGAATTATCCTATAAAGAATCTGGAGCATTTCCTCTAGAGCCGGACCATTTTGAAAGTGCAATACCCATTATACTTGGTAGCTTACAGGATCTTCCAGAAACCACTCTACAATCTGAGACAATCCGTTCCCTACTTTTAAAGATACATGGAAAGAAAGTTACGGAAGATTTTCTAATTCGCTATCCCTACAGAGCTGAAATAAATGTTATGCGAGCTGATATTGCACTAAAATTATTCCGCGGAGAATTTGGCGGCACTGTTGGCTTTTCTATATGCAAAGAGGGGCTTTCAGAACTTATTAATAAGATGAAGACAGAATTTGAAACACTGGGAGGTAAGCTATTTCCCCATCATGAACTCATAGAATTAGATGGAAACAAGGCACATTTTAAAGATGGACCACCATCAAAAGGTGTTCAGCGTCCTTCTGTAACACTTACGGGTTCCCACATTGTTTTAGCAATACCATCTGATTCTGCAAAGGTACTTAAAGTGTTTAAGGGATTTGCCCCCCTTAAACACCTTACAATGGAGCCGCTGCTTCGTGTGTATGCTGCCTTTCCTCCTTTAGCAAATGGTAAGCAATGGTTTGAACCCTACTCTAGAGTAATAACGGCAGGTATGCCTCGTTACATAATTCCCAATAATCCTAAAACCGGCACAATACAAATATCATATACAGATTCTACGGATGCCCTACCTCTTATGCGCATATACGAAGATAAGGGGGAAGCACATCTAGGAACTCTAATTGTTGATGAATTACGCACACTCTTTGGCACAGAAATTCCAGATCCCCTTTTTGTAAAAGCACATTCTTGGAAACAAGGATGCACATATATGACCCCTGGTGATTATGACCCATATGCCTTGAGCAAGATGTGCCTAAAACCCTTTAAAGATAAGAAGTGGTATTTAGTGGGTGAATCTTATAGCACACGCCAATGCTGGATTGAAGGAGCCTTAGAGCATGCTGAAATGCTTCTACGTATTTTATAGTGTTTAGTGTAGATGGATACACATTTTCTTATTGCAATATTTCACATTGTATGCGTGGTTCCCCTTTTTCTCTATGTAGGATTTCAGCGGGCAGCAACACCCGATTGGGTATTTACAGTATTATACGGTATTGGACTTCTTCTTTTAGTATTTCACGGGTATAAGTCTATTGTAAGAGTGTATGCAAAATCAACATCAGCGTGGATTAATCTGATTCATACTTTTTTAATTGCCCCCCTTCTTTTATGGGTTGGATATCAAGGAAAAAAGACAGGTCGCCCTTTCTATGAACTTATACTAATTGCTGGATTTGGAGCTCTTGGCTATCATTTGAAAACAGTGGTTGAAATGGTCCAGCTTTAACGGCAAGTGCCTAAACTTTTTATCGTATAATAATACATAAAATGGGTTACACAGTGCAGTGGCATCAACTCCCTTTTTCAGATTTCACATATAATAATGTTCTGAAACTAATTCCCAAAGTAATTCAATCTAATTTTATAATTACAGAATGGGGATTTATTATTGGAGAGTCCGACGATGATTCTTCTTGTATTGAGCGTAAACCTACACAGATGACTTATACGAAAACAAACAGACTTCCCTATACTAAGGATTTTATGAAGGCTCTTATTCTCATGGTAGAATTTGGTGCCGCAAAGCATCTAAATCATGATGATTCAAATATGTCCATATATCTGAATGCACTAGAAGAGGTTAATGCAATTCACCCACTGATTTCATATGAACAACAGAAAACTTACTTCAAATCTTTAAAATTATAAAATGGTCTAAACTTTTCACCATATAATAATATATGGAAGATTTACATCTTACAACTTTACCTAAATTTATAGTCCAGCGTAATTACCGTGCATACAAAGAAAAGGTTAAATATTTTGATGAAAAATTTCAGGCTCTAAGTATTAAAGTTATAGGTGGCGAACAAAAACAAAAATTAAAATACTATAAGGATATGGCAAATATATATAATATAAAAGCAACTAAATGTCTTTTGGCTTTAGTTAAATAAATCAAAGTGCCTGAATCGCATTAATATGATTTGTTCGCACATCATCTAAACCACTAA